GAACCGCCGAGCAAGTCCACGATGCTATCGCTTTATCCCCCGGCGCTGACCTAAAGTCGGCCAAAGGTACTTGGTGGGGGGCGCTTAATGGGGTCACATACGTTATGGACCATACCAAGCGTGAAAGTGAGCGGATAGCCGGAGGAGCGTTATACTCTGGTTGGCTTGGGCCAAATGCTGCGACCAAACGGCGAGCCTTAGACCTAGCGATTGATTACGCCAAGGTCGCTTAAAGCTACTTTATCTAGGGGACAACTTAGCCGTTGTCCCCCCTTTTCTTTACCTTATAATTGGTAGGCTAAGTTAACTAGAAAGCGCTCAGAAAGGAGAGCAATTATGGCAGACGTTCAGGTACTTGAGCCTCATATCAAGAGAAAGGCTGCAACTCGTAAAAAGGTTGAAGTCCCCCAACCCACGAAAAAGGCGATTTCTACTCGTCACAATTTCGAGGGCAACACTATTCACGTTATCGCAGATAAAATCCCTGTACGTGAGGGTTCACGGCGAGCGGAAATTTTCGCTTTGTTCAAAGAGGGTATGTCCCTCAACGAATTTCTAGCTTCGGCGAGGAAAATTCGTGGTGGACCTACGGATGTCCAAATTGCGCTCGATAAAAAGTACATCGAGCTCACGTAATTCAACGGAGGGCAAGTGCTAATCCCAGTGCGCTTGTCCTCCATCTTTTAGTTAATTTAATCAAAAGGATAAAGTTTAGCTTTTACTCTGAAACCTGGTACTTTACCTTATAAGGGTAACTAACTGAAAGGAGGCCGCTATGGCCGATTTTAAACTTGATAGTGGGATAGCTATCCCTACAGACTTTCGTACTACGGAGCTTAAATACCCTTTTGAAGAGATGAGGGTAGGTGATAGCTTCTTTGCAGCTCCGGAATATGAAGATGAAACCGTGAAGCGGTTAGCTGGTCGAATGGCCCAAGCGCGGCAAGCCTACCGAAAGCGTAAAGCCAAGCAAGGTGAGGAAGTTCGGTTCACGCAACGTCAATGGACTGAAGACGGCGTTGCTGGCCAACGAATTTGGAGGGTTGAATGACCCTCCCCGCAACCCCTATTTCGGATGACTTTTTCCGGGAACTTTCTCCTAGTGAAACGGTTGAATTCCGTAAGTGGGCCAGAGATAATTGGAAAGCCGGTTGCGCCATTGAATCTGTTTGGCACCCTGTTGTTCGCCAAGAATGTGCTAAAATTCTAGAAGAGTATATTCGTGAACATACCTATAAGTGTGATGTGGGTACCTTAGATTGGAACTTTTCCTTTCGCCATGAAGTTATGGCTATAGATAGCTCAACAGAAAGCCTTTCCGAAGAAGAACAATTCGAAATGGCCGTTGAACATCTTTGGGAAAGTGAATGGGACCACCTATCAAACGGAAACGAATGGGAGGAGGTGATAGATCGTGGGCCGGGTTAAAGACTGGTTAATGTGCATGGAATCTTTAGCCGAAGAGGCTATTGAACAAAACCTTGAGGAAGAGCAAGCCGTTGAGTATATGCTCAATAATCTTCATACGGCTGGTCTTCCTGCCTTGAGAGATACCCTTAAAGGTATCTACAAAGATAAAAAAGATAATAAGGAGGGTTATCCTTATACCTCTAGCGGGGTATAATTTAAAGGTAGAAAGCTAGAAAGTACGAGGCTAACTATGAATTGCCCTAATTGCGAGTTACCTACCTATGAAGTAGGCATTCCCTGTGAAGGTTGTGAGTACTACGAGAAACCGGAGTACTGGGACCTTGGCTGGAATGCTATATATGTAGAACCTCGCAATTGGGCGGTTGTCTTCAACGGGCAAGTTGTAGAGGCGGAGTTTGCGTCAAAGCGCGACGCTACCGATACAGCGGAAGTCTGGGATGAAGAAATGTATACTACAACCATTGGAGGAATCAATGTTGGATAAACTTGAGAAAGTCCCCCTTAGCGGGGAGGACACTAATAAGTCAGTTTCGGTAGACCACGAAACTTGGCAAATCCTAGTACGTTGGTCTGAAGAAGAGTGCCGTACTATAGGAGGGCAAATTCGTTGGGTCGTTAAAAAGTATGGCCCAAAACTACCCCTACCAGAGCTAAAGCCGGAACCAAAGCCGGTTCTTTTTACCCCCAAGAGGGTACCTGATTCGAGCGAACCACCCGTTTGGCAAGTCAAGCGCGTTGCTCGACCGGGGCGGGTAACTCCCGATAAAATGCGCTGGAAAATTTTAAAAGTGTTGAAAGAGGTAGCGGAGCCATGTAACCATACCGCGTTGCATGTTTACCTTATGGCTGAATTCCCCGGCCTTGAAACTACGCCAGACCTAGTTGGTAGCCATATGTCTAACCTTTTTGTTCGAGGGTTGGTACAGCGTCGGAAGAGTTTGGATCATACCGTTTCCGACCGCTTTCAATACATTATCGCTAGGAAGGGGGAACAAGCTCTAAGGAAGCACGGATGAGCCCTTTTTCCTTTGAGGGTACCGTACGCGACGGGATGCCGGTGACGGTTTCCTACGAAATAAGCCCACCGGACCCCGCCGTAGGTATCAATCGTTCGTACATCGAAGATATATGGCTAGAGGTAAAAGGTAAACGTGCTGAATGGTTAGAAAAGCGTTTAACTGATACCGATTGGGTAACGTTAGAGGCCCAAGCTATGGAAAACTACTACGATGAAAAATCAGGAGGTAACTAAAATGAGTATGTACCAATCGCTTCATCGGGTAAGCGGGTTAACTATCAAAGATGCTCGCCCGGTTTCTGAAAACTTTTGGGCTGTGAGACTAGAAATAGAATTTGGGTCATATGGCCCTGACCACTTAGGGGATCGTTTAGAAATGACGCTTTATTCGGATGATCTTCTAAAAATTGATATAGGGGAGGGAGTACAATTAGGCTCCTAAAAGTTACCTCGCTGGATGGTTAATAGGGTGTGGGGGGACATCCTAAAACAAGAGGAAGTGGGGCCAGCGAGGAAACCTCACCCACTTCTTCCTTCCCCTCCCAAAAATTTTATCATATAGATTAAAGACTTTTAGTCCGGTTAAAGGTGGGCCTTTAATATAGGGGCCTAACGTTAATTAACCACTTAGGGGTAAAGATGAAATATCAAAGGTCGTTTCAAATTAGGCGTATGGATACGGGGCGCTGCTCACGGTGGTATGGACATACTCGTTTCAACTTCCCTTCATTGAAATCGTACTTCATAAATCGGCGCATAGGGCGTCTTTATGTGGGGACTACACTGCTTCCACGAATTGTTGTCAGTAGCGCGTACTCAAATAATTACCGTAGTGGGTGGTTTTTAGTGGCCCATGTTTGTTGGACTCCCTTCCGGGGGTTCTATCGCCACTGGCTAATTGGATAAGGAGGTTAAAATGGGTGAAAGAGCTCAAGTTCGAATTCAACAAAGAAGTGAAGTTTTTGGAAAATGGGAGGGTGAAAACGATCCTGATGTGTACCTTTATACTCATTGGGGGGGACTAACTATTTTGGAAGATGTGGCTGCTGGTTTGGTTCAAGGTAAAACAAGATGGGGAGATTGTGAATACTTAACACGCATTATTCTTGATGGCCTCATTGGCGATCGTTATCGCGTTGACCCCATACATGGATTTGGTATTGGTACATATCAACATCCAGATATTGATAGATTGGTTACCATTTTTCCTGTTGAGCGAAAAGTACAGCTCGAAATTCTCCTACCTACATACGAAGAGGAGGAGGAAGAAGTGGACCTTACTCAAGTATGGGGCTTCGAAGAGTTCATTGAAACTCATGGGATAAAAAACCCTTAGTCCGGTAAAAAGTGGGCCTTTAAAATAGGGGCCTAACGTTAACTAGCCATGAAAGGGTTTAAAATGAGTAACGTAAACTGGGAATCAAATATAACTAGTTGGGGGGATGGGCTAGGTAACGCTCATTCAGAATCCTTAGTAGTTAATGCTGTAATTGCGGAGGTAGCTACTGGGCGTTCTATAAGTGGTGACTACCCTACTCCTCAAGTTTTACTCCATGACCCTGAAGTAAGCGACGATCAAGAAGAAGGGGTCAAACGGGTACTGGATGACTCACCTAGTAAGGATTGGGTTGAATTCTTCAAGTTTCAAACCGCTTCGGAGAATCATAAAGGGTTCTCAAAGAAACAAGAAGACGGCGCTACGCTAGTAGTCATCAATGAGGCCTATCCGGGAGCCACGGAACTCCCCCCGTTGTACCTCTTAGTTAGGGAGGGCTAGGGATGGCTGATTGGAAAAAGGTCGATCTCACACAATTCCCCTTCTACTTCATTGAAGATCACCCCGAAGTGGAAAAATTTCATAAAGGAATTCAAAAAGAGTTAGGGGGTAAAAATCTTGAATACTTCTGGGGTGAGGAAAGTGGAAATGAGCCAGACTATCTTGAAAATTTTGAGTGTCGCGGCTGGGAAAGCGTCTTTCGCTATAATGGCCATAGGGTCGACTCAACTGAAAGTTGCTATAATTTTGGTGTGGTCTCTATGATAAAGGGTCCACCACTAAAGGGCGTTGGGTGGGCCATTAACTTTGAAATGAACTGCCCTATTTGGATCCGGGAGGTTAAAAATGGCTGATACAAGCTGGCGTAACTGGAAAGTTAAAGATGGTCGTTATGATACTGATCATAGCGGGGCGGTTTTTGGATGGTACATTGTTGCCAGTATTACAGATCCCATGGAATGTATAGTTTTGGGTTCTTATTGTACTGAAGATGAGGATTGTTGTTGGCCTAACGACAAAGTGAAGTGGTACCGCCATCTTCAAGACCAAGCGGTAGAGTTGGCCGAAGAAAAAGGGCTAGTGCCTGAAAAAACTATTATTTCTATCGTAGAAGATAGTTTTGATGGCAGCGTATTATATGGGGCCAAAGAATGATTAAAAACCTTTAGTCCGGTTAAGGGTGGGCCTTTAAAATAGGGGCCTAACGTTAACTAGCCATGAAAGGGTTTAAAATGTTTTACGTCAACGTTTACGAAATAGGTCAAGCCTACGGTGGCCCAGAAGAGGGCGGTTGGTACTATGATGTGGGCAAACCCATCAAATGTCTCGGAGGGTACTCCTCGAGAGATGTGGCTAAAGACAAAGCGGTTCGTGTAGACCGTAACAAATTCAGCGAGGGCTGCGACGAATATAAAATGGGCTACGGGCCATGGGACGGCTGCGATGATGACGGTAATCCGGACGACGCCTACCTCACCCGAGGCGGTGAATGGGGCGAAAGCGAGGTAGCCGTCTACGTGGAAGAACATCCCCCTAGGATATTCCCCCAAGAACGCCCCTATTACGAGTAACTAGTTACCACGGCAGGGTTCTCAAAAAGAGAGCTCTGCCGCTGTTGGTTGATTGGATAAAGATCTGACGAACGCGCACTTGGGATTTAAAGATCTGATGAACCCGCACTTGGGATTTAACGATAAAAAAGGATTAAACGAGCTTTGTCCGCTAAAAAGTGGGCTTTTAAAATAGGGCGTTAACTTAATAAACCAGGAGGGTAAAAGTTATGACCACTATAGCGTTAGACTTAGTTAGCGCGATGAAGTTGATGGCCCGTACCGAAATAATTGATGGGTACACCTATGAGATCAATATTACTAAGGGCCGCTTTGATGACCCCCATTATGAGGAGGGGGTTAAACTTGATCCTAACGCCGTTTACCTCAACGTTGGTGTTATTGACGAGGTAAACGGTATAACTCATGACCATCAAGTATTTGACTTGACTAGGTACTGTGAGTTAGTGTACCCGCTCTAACGGGCTGAGTAAGTAAGATAAAAGAGGGCGGGTCTCAACGGCTCGCCCTTTTTATAATAGGGCCTAACGTTAATTAACCAAGAGGGTAACCTAAAATGTCGAGAGAAGGTACATCGTACTACAAAAACGGCACCTACTACCTTGAGCCAAATGGCCCTAAAATGGGTGAGCATGATGAATCACTATTTACCTTCATCATGCAATTTACCACCCCTATTTTAAATGCCAAAAATGGGGAGAAAAACCGATGGGAGGGCTATATCACTCAAGGTAGGCCCTACCCCGACTTTATCGACCCTGACGGTCAAGAGGGTTGGTGGGCGGTAACGCCTTATGACTCCGAAAAAATCTACCTCACGCTTTACTGGGTTGACGAAGAAAACAGTATCACCCAAGAGCATCAAGTTATTGAACTCACGGGGTTTGACGGTACTGCTGATGAGGCGACCTTACCGAAACTCCCTACATGGCCCTTGGTGCTTTTGAAAAATTATGATTGGGGGGCCTAAAGCGTAACTGACCAAGAAGGTTGTATAAAGATTAAAAAAGATTAAAAAGGGCGGGTCATTACGGCTCGCCCTTTTAAAATAGGGCGTTAACTTACTTAACCAGGAGGGTTAAAAAAATGACTAACGTAAACTGGGTAAAAGATGCTGAGTATAGGGAAACTGAGTCAAAAGCTCTTAACGAGTTCTTCACTACTATATGGAACTCCTACGGTGATGTCTTCATCCATGACACAGAAGTAACCGACGATCAGCCTGATGAGTACCTACGGGTGCTGGATGATTCACCTAATGTAAGCTGGGTTGAATGGGAACATGATGTGAATGACGAATATCATGTTATAGCTACTAAGAAACAAAAAGACGGTGGGGTACTTATCAAAGTTGACGAAAGTTATAAAGATTCTACGGCGCTCCCGCCGCTTTACCTCTTAGTAAAAGGTTTAAAACATGGCCGGGTTTAATATAGTACACCCTGAAAATCGTTGGGTCAGCGAAAAGACTATTCGCATGAAGTACAGTGATGCAGTTGCTAATGATGAGGTTGAGTATACCGATTTAACTGACATCAATGAAATTATGGACGAATTAGAAAATGCTGGCCATGTGACCTTTACTTCTAAGAATGAAATCACATGACCCTTACGTGGTTGCAACAATTGCTTCTAGATATCCTCACCATCCTCCTCGATGGCGTATGATATCCCCTATATATAGGCTCGAGAAAGGAGGTGTCTGTAAAAATTTTTGGGGAAGTTTTACCAATATACCAATAAGTGAGGCGCTAAGTGATTGAGCTATGGGCCTTTAATAGGTATTGGTAGAGGCTATTGGTACTTATTGGCAGAGATGTATCAATATGTCGTTCAGCTTGTCGTGACACTCATATTCTTCTATGGTATGTTGATCTCGAGGTATATTATAGGGGAGGAGGTAGACATGCCCCGTAGAAAGACTGACGTGATCAACCCTGTTCTAGACAAACCGCTCACTTCTCGTCAAAAGAAATTCGCTGAAGAAATTGTTCTAGGCCGCTGCTCAAACACCGAAGCCGCCCGTAGAGCTGGGTACGCTAAAACCTCAGCGGCGGTCAGGGCGTGTGAACTTCTTGACATCGGAAAGTTTCCTCACGTTCATCATTACATTCATGAGCTGCGCCAAGACCTAGCTAAAAAATACGAGGTGACCTATGAGGGACACGTCAGAGATCTTGGTGATTTGCGGGACCGCGCTGCCTCAAATAATCAGTTCAGCGCAGCCATCAACGCTGAAAAACATCGTGGTCAAGTTGGTGGTCTGTATATCGATCGTAAAGAAGTCCTTCATGCTCATATCGGAGCGATGTCTAAAGATGACCTAATACGTCGTCTTGAAGAGCTTAATCGTGAGTCAGATGGAGTGCTGAAAACGATCGTTGATGCAGAGTTTAAGAATGTCGACGAAACCTGAGTCACGTCTCTGGAAAACTTTACGGAGTGGGTTACCGGATGTTCATTGGACTCGGATAGAGTCATGGTCGTCACCAGGAGTCCCTGACGTTAACGCATGTACGGAATTCGGGGAGTTTTGGATAGAACTCAAGGTAATAAAAAATAATCGTGTTAAACTGTCGCCTCATCAGATCGCTTGGCATCTAACGCGAGCACGCCACGGAGGTCGTTCTTACATCTTAGCAAGGGAGGCGGGGAGGGACCCCCTACATTTGTTTAGTGGGGGGGAGGCCAAGTCGCTTGCTGATCAAAAGATCACTGAGATCTCACCGATGGCCAAGATCG